CGAACTTTTCACGCGGCCCGGAGGACTTGAAAGCGATTATGGCCATGATCCGCGAGGCCGAAACCCAATCCGGCCAAAAGCTCAAGATGTTCGTCGTGGATACGCTGGCCAGGGTCATGACTGGCGATGAAAACTCGGCAAAAGATATGGGCGTGATCATAGAATCCGTGGATTACATCCGGCAGCAAACCGGATGTCACGTTATGCTGATCCACCATCCGAACAAGTCCGGGACGAGTGCCCGTGGCAGCGGCAATGTGTTCGGCGCCATCGATACCGAGATGTGGGTGGAGAAGAAAAAGCTTAGCTTCACCAAACAGCGTGATTTGCCCATGGGAAAGCCTATCAAATTTAGACTGGAAATCCTTACTCTCGGCAAGGAGCCGGATGGGGCGCCGATTACCAGTTGCGTGGTCAAGGTGCCGGCGGCAGGGGAGCCCGAACCGAAGGCAGACCTGACACCATCTCTTTCCGAGGTGTGGGGACTGCTTAGGGCCGCACTGGAAGATGCCGGAAAGACCGCTTTCGATATGAAGTTTTTGCGCACAATTCCGTTCCGTCAAACTTCCGTCAATGGTTTGCCGAGAATGACGGTTCATGGCTGGATGACGGATTTGACGGACAGCGGTTATCTCAGGAAAGACGTGCGCGGCCAGTGGGTTGTAGTAGATGACGGATTTGACGGAATTGACGAAAATACAAATTGTCACTTGACGGCCGTCAACCCCACTCCTGAAGGGAGGGGGGACGGACAGAGACCGGTAAGACAAGAACGTAAACGAGCAAAAAGGAGAACTAGAAATGAAGGCAAATGAAGCAACCCAACACTGGCGATGACATCCGTCTGGAGCGGGCGCACTGATGCCTCCCTTCGAATACGATCCGAAAGAGTTGTTTGCAGCGATCGTCAAGCTTGCCAATGACCGCGATATGTCCTGGCGGCGAACCAAGAAAGGGGACAAGCGCCCGTGGTACGACGTCGAGGCGCAGAAGGCGGCGCGCAAACGAAACATCAAAGCGAGGCAGGAGGCGGCCACCGAAAGATCACTGGCGAAAGCCCGAGCACGCAACAGCACGGCGCGGCCAGCCGGCGAAGACATCGCCAGTCGCATCCTCAAAGCGATGCAGCCGGGCGACTGGTACGGCATGGGCGACCTGGTGCGGATGATTGGTGAAAGCCGATCGAGCCGGAGCAAGGTTATCCAGCTGTGGCGTCAGGGGGCTATTGAGCGGGCCAGAAACCCGGCTTACAGCGGCGTGCGGCTAAACCCGTTGGAGATCATGGGGGGAAAGGAACCCGAACCAGAGACCCTTTACAGGCTCACTGAGGCAGGGTTGCAAAAACGGAACATATTGCTTGCGTCCACGACGCGAATATGAACAGAGTGTGCAATATTGACCACTTCGGGTTCCATTATGAATGAAGCGCCCACAAGATCGCGAGTTCATTCGATATCAGCCAGAACATTAGAACGTGATACAGCATTTGAGATCCTACAAAGAAAAACCCGTCGCACCGGGAAGGGCGCGACGGGGTGAACAGTTCAAGCAGTGTGATTCGCTATCATACGCATAAACTCGATTGCTAACGACATCGGCACGCAAGCATCGATTAAAACAAATCCTCTCGGATCAGGTTGAGTCATATCGAAGCTGTATCGAGGGCGAAGAGTGATGTCTTCGCATTCCGGGACCGCCGGTCGAAACGGAACGATCATTTAGTGTTACCCCATTAAATTCCAACGTTTCTTATTAGTGTGGCGTGCCCCTTTCCCCGTGTTGTCATCGCTTAAGCTTTAGAAATTGACCGAAGGCCAGTGCCGCGAGTGCCGCGAGCAAATGGACCGCGAAGCTTACGATTTCGTCCATAATGTGTTCATCCCTTGTCGTGTTTGTGCCGCGGTTGTGCGTTGTGCAATAGCAACCTGCCCATTATGGGCAGGTATTTAGGCTATGCGCGCTTAGATTGTGCCGCTGCGCTGGCGATTAAGGCCAACGCTTTGTCGACATATGAGTGGTCACCTGCATCGGTCAGGAAGTGATATTGGCCTTTGTGGCTTGCGATGACGCCGCGCTTTTGCAACTCCGCAAGCTTCCGTTGCACCGTGGCCCTGGGTATGCCGAGCGAGCGGCTGATTTGACTAGCCGTTCTGGGAGCGCCCTTGACGTGTCCAATCAGGACAACGCCGGCCATCAACAGCATTTCAACTTCGCCCGCGATCCTGCCGCGTTTCAAGCGACCGCGATGCAGCACCTTAATCAGATCGATTGTAAGTTGTGCGATCAAGGCGCGTTCTTCTGCACGATGCAGTTGTGGCAAAGGTTCACCTTTACGAGGGATTCCGTTGTTCGGGGATTTAGCCATTGTCGCGCCCTCCCGCATTCACGATTTGCGGAGGGGTTGGCCACTCTTCGACGCTGTCGATTGTGACATCGACAGAGTCAAACTGTTCATAGAACGACCATGAGACGTTACCGTCATTGGCCCGTGCGAGCGCGACAGAGCACGCGGCGGATTCGTCGACTGCATCGATAGCCAGGTGCGCTTCTTCGATCACGGTCTGAAGCAGGCGGATTTTGAAATGCTTCACTGCACCGCCTCCTTCTCGCGAACAGCGGTGTAGTGTTCGTGCCAGAACTTGGACGCCATGTTCTGATAGAGGCGAAGGTTGCCCATCGCCCAAGGTGCATCTGACGCTGCAGCTTCATCCGCTTTGCGTTCGGCCCAGAGCGCCATGCGTTCCAGCTTTTCGGGGGAGTTTTTCACTGCACCAATCCCCCCGTGTTGAGGTCGACAAACAGGTGAAGCAGGACCGCAGCGGCCATGATGAAACAGCCGATGGTTATTGCTGTGAGGATGGCGCCGGCGTCTCGGTTGAGTTCGAGGCGAACGGGTTGCGGGAGCGGCTGCAGCTGCGACTCTAGGTGTTTGATGTCTTTGTCGAGTTGTAGGTTGCTGTAGTGAGTGACTATGGCGCGACGCTTTGCGTATCTCATGGTGATATCTCTCTGTTTTCAACATTGTGGCGATGGGTTTGGGCAGGGTGTTAGCCTTCTAGAGGCTTCAAATAGTCGGGCGTCTCGGGAGCGGGATCGAGTTCGACATGGTCCGCGTCGCGATTGTGCACTTCACATTCAAACTCGCTGATGTGGTGCGTGACGAACTTATCTTCGGCCTTTTCCATCGCATCATCTTCGTTCTCGGCTTCCACATAGACCGTGTACGATGCGAGTTCGCTGAGCACTACTTTGTAACGTGGCATGGTCGTTATCCCTCTGTTTTCAACATTGTGGGCGCGCGGCTTGTCCCTCTTGCCAGTGCTGCCGCGCTGTGCAGCTGGCTTGAACGTTGTTGGTTGTGGGGGCGTTGGCGTGTCATGGTCGACTAGGCCGACTTGCGCGAAGCTTCGAACGCTTCGTGCAGCACGCGGCCCGCTTCGTGGTGTGCGTCACGTGCAGCCTTCAATGCCGGATGCTTTTCGTAATCGAGGCGATCCCAGCGCGATTTGTAGCCAGCCGCCTTAACAGCGTCGCTAAATGCGTCGCAAGCAACCTGCCCTGCCTTGATGGCCTCGATGAGGGGTGATCCTTGAAAGAGCGGATCGTTAGAGTCGAACGTGCCAGTCATTGTCGTGTTCTCCATCTCTCTGTTTGCTACTACGGCCTTAAGCCCGGTAGCCTTTCGGCGCCGGGCGTTGGGCGATGTTGTGGGAGGGCTAGGCGAGGCCTAACTTGCGACTATTACACTGCAATTCGGCGCATGCGGTGACATAGAAGGCGGAAGCGGGATTGTGGCCCCATTGGGCTTTGAAATCGTCGGAGGCGGCGTTCACTTCGTCATCGGTGGCTAGGATATTGTTTTTCACCCATTTGACAGCCGCTAAGCTGGCGTACCGTTGATTAGACGGCAGGTATGGGCCGATGACCGTGTTGCGAGGATTTTTCATGTCTGGTTTCCTGTCTCTCTGTTCTCTTGATAATCTCTACAAAGCACGGCACAATGGCCTTGACAAGCGTTTTTGTCGTGGTTTGTTTGTTATCACGAAAACGTGATTGATACGATGAACAAAGGGTTTGACGCGCGCTGTGACGGTCGAAATCGAGATATCTAAGAGGCTGACAACCTCGCAATATGCCTTCTGCGAACTAGTAGCATCTGGAATCGATATAAATGATGCGGCGGAGCGCGCTGGTTATAGCGTTTCGAACCCTAGCGCTGAAGCTTCGCGACTCATGCAACAGCCTGCGATTATCGCGACTGTACAAATGGGCGTTGCGCGACGCCTGGCGATCGGCTCTGGCGCGGCGTTGCGCGTGCTGCAAGAGTTCACTGTTGACGAGACGCTCGACAAGCGGCTGCGCTTCGCCTGCGCTAAGACACTTCTCGACAGAGCTGGGCATATCGCGCCCAAGGCCATCGCAGCGAGCACAGGCGCGTCTGTGCCGCTCAACGAGATGTCAATGAGCGACCTTCGGACGCTCGCCGACAAGCTAGAAGGCGAGATAGCAGGGCGTGCTAAAGACGTTTCCAGCGCCAAGCCAGCGCCAAGCAAGGCGCAAACCATTGAAGATATTATGTAATTGGCGCCTAGCATAGGCGACAGCGTGACCATGACACCTGGTCGAGGCTGGCGCAGGGCAGGCAGGCACCCCGCCCCGGGCACCCGGCCGCCCGAGCCAAAGATGCCGTAGTGTGCTTCTGCTAAATTTCTGAAAATCGAAAATCGAGGTCAAAAATGGACACCCAACAAATCCCACACGGCAACAACGTCGGCGCCTTCGTCAAATGGTGCTGGGACCACTGCCGAAGCGCAGACATCGACGTCACCACCGACCATGTGTGGACCTTCAAAACGCCGCACGGCACACTCACCGCCAAAGCAGGCGACACCGTGACGTGGCACGACGGCAAACTCGTCGTTGACACGAACGTAGGAAACTGAGAGATTATGGAAGTCGCGCGGCACCGACGCGGCAGCCCGATAGCCTCCCGCCCGTTTCCCCTCCCTCCGGGCCGCAGGCATCAAGGCCAAAAAGTCTCGGGCACCTTACAAGGAACACGACATGGCAAAGCGCACTGGCATCGAGCAGAACACCGTTCAGAAGATCGTCAGCGGCGCTCGCGTTGCGTTCGATCCCCGCACTACTGCGGAAGTCATCACGTCGATCGACATGACGAATCGCAAGCCACGGAAGTCTCAGTCATGATGCCGATGCAAGCCCAACCTATGCACCCGCCCGCGGCTCCCGCAGGTCCGTCACCCCTGGCCGCATTGTTCGCCAGGCACGCCGCAGCTGGCGCCCCCGCCGCGCCGCATCCCGGCGGCATGGCCCCGCAGGCACCCGGCGCCCCGATGCCACTCAACGCTGGCGGTCACGCTGCAGGTCGTTTCGGTCATGCTCCGTCCGTCCTCCCTGGCTGTTGATTTGCTCAACCACCTAATCGGTCCCGATTTTGTCCTGATGTGGCAGCGGGCCGGATGGTTTCTGCTCACTTTCGCCGTTGTCGTGACGGTGCTCGCGATCGCGGCGCATTGCGATTCCAATTACCCGCGGAAATAAGCCCCCGTGGCCGCCACCCCCTGGCGCACACAGCGTCTTCTCGCCCTTCAGACCGCAAGGACTCAATTAATGGCAATTGCTGACGACCTCAAAGCTGCCCTCGCCACCGTTTCCGCCCAGATCGACGCCGAACTGGCTTCGCACCTGGTCGCATCGTCCACCGTGACCGCTGCGAAGGACGCCAACGAGGCCGCGCTCGTCGAGGCGCTTGATCTCGTCAACAAGTTGTCGGCGAAACTGCCTCCGCTCCCTGTGGTCGCGGATCCCGCGCCGGCCGCGTAAGAGTTTCTGACTGCAGCGTGGAAGGACACGCGGCGAAAGCTGAGAGATTGCGAAAAATCTGATCTATTGCGCTGCAGAGCAATAGGTACGACCCCGGAAAACGGGCCATTCATCCAGACTAGTCCCATTGCAATGGAGTCGGTGTCGAGCCCGACCAGTCAGAATTTCTTGTCTCGTGTCGTGAACTGAGATATTCTGGTCAGCATGAGCCAGCCAGTCGCCTACGTCCCCGTTCACGCCTTTGTCGCCGATTCCGCGACGGTCCCGAACTTTCCGGGCCAGGCGCTGGACGTCGAACACGCCGCGATCAAGGCGACAACCGACCAGATCCGCGCCAATCTGGCGTTGATCCAGCGCGATGACGGCGCACTGGCCAACGGCAGTGTCGACACCCCTCAACTAAGCACCGCCGTTCAGGCCGCGCTCGGCAGTTCAACCGCGATTACGACCATCCTGGCCGCAGCGACCGCCGCGTCGGCCAGTGCATCGGCAGCCGCGGCGAGTGCGACGACGGCGAACACCGACGTGGGCCTGACACACGCGGATGTCGTGCTGACCCACGCGGATGTCACCACCACCGCGGCCAATGCCTCTGCGGCGGCCACCTCGGCCAGCAATGCGGCAGCGACCCTGGCAACGGCAGTTGTGGGTCCGGCATCTTCGGTCGACAGTGAGGTGATGATCTACAATAGCACCACCGGCAAGCTGGCGAAGCGTGCGAGCATTTCCGGTCTTGCGAAGTTGACTTCTGGTGTTCTCAGCGCCGCGGTCGCTGGCACGGATTATCAGGCCGCCGACGCGCAATTGTTCAGCAACATCCCGCAGAACAGCAAGAGTGCCGCATACACGACGGTTCTGACCGACGGCCAAAAGCACATCTTCCATCCTTCGGCAGACACCACCGCGCGCACATGGACGATCGACAGCAACGCGAACGTGGCGTACCCGATCGGCACCGCCATTACCTTCATCAACCAGAACGCCGGCGGTATTATCACGATTGCGATTACGACCGACACGATGCGACTGGCCGGTTCCGGCGCCACAGGCAACCGTACGCTCGCGGCGAACGGCATGGCGACCGCGATCAAGGTGACAGCGACCGAGTGGATCATCTCCGGCACAGGTCTGACCTAATGCCCGGCGCCTCGTTCATGACCCTGGCTGCCGATCCCTGCGGCGGGAACGACGCTTTCACGAAGATCCTGCTCCACATGGACGGCGCCAACGCTGGCACGACGTTCACGGACAACAACATCGGCGGTTCAGCACACACATGGACGGCCGCCAGCGCCACCACGAGCAGCACGCAATTCAAGTTTGGCTCGACGTCGCTTAGTGACGGCGCGTCAGCGGGCGCCATTTCGACGCCGAGCAGCACGGATTTTAACTTGGGATCCGGCGATTTCACCATCGATTGCTGGTTTTGGGTCAATGCCGGAGCCGGAACCGCGCGCTTTTTGTGCGGCACAGCCGACGCTTCCGCGACAACCGCCAGTCAAACCGCATCGATCGGACTGACCACGGGCAACGTCCTTCAATTCCGCGCATCGCTCGCCGCGTCCACGAACGTGACCGGCACCACCGCATTCACGACGACCGGCTGGCACCACGTCGCCGGCGTGCGTGTCGGCAACATTCTGCGCCTATTCGTCGACGGGGTGCAGGAGGGCGGGGACGTCGCTTTCACTGGCGCTGTCAATGCGTGCAGCACTGTATACGGCGTTGGCACCATCGGAGCGTTCGCCGGCAACGTCTGGAATGGCTTCGTGGACGAGTTCCGCTTGAGTGTCGGTATCGCGCGCTGGACCGCGGCTTTCGCCCCGCCAGCGGCGCCATACTTCTGTCCGTAAGGAGGGTTGCCATACGTATCCTACTGGAGCGGTCGCCTTGAGTTCTATCTTGGCTGGCGTCCCGCGAGCGGCGGTTTCGGTATCAAATTCGCACGCCGCGGGGTAGTCTGAGCACGCCACTGGTCGCGCCGTGTACGCTCCGACCGCCATCCACCCTACGAAACCGATGATCCAGACGTTTAATCGCATTGTGCCCCCGTCGCACGTCTAGCAGTCGGAATCGTCGCGCGCAAGTTGTGACGAACCTTCGTATTCGTGCAGTTCTTCCGGTGTAAGCGGCCGGATCTCGTACTCTCCGCCGATGCAGCGGCGCATTACGGGGCCTGAAGCGGTCTCGTGCCAGTGCCAGTCCGTATTTCGGGAAACCTGAATGCGTGTCAGCAGTGATTGTAGGTACGATTGTTGTTGCATGTGAAGCTTTCCTGCTCAATTTCGTGTCGTTGTCCATCCGGGTTGCGTGCCACGCAATAGCAACCCGCTCATAATGGGCGAATATCTCGAATCGGTTGCTTTCGCGTCCATTCTGTAGGAAACTGAGGGAAATGGAAGACGTCAACCTTGATTTGCCGCCGAAAGACCTGCCGCACTCCAACGATGTGGCGTTCAGACAGGCGCGCGCGTTCATCGCCGCAAGCGAGAGATTGGATCAGCACTTGACCGAAGCGATCGCCGAGTTAACGCCGACACCTCTCCCCACAGTTAATCTTACGGAGGCAAAACCGCCCATGGCCACCACTCCTTCACCCGGCGGGTTCGCCGCACAGATCCGCAGCATGATGGACGCGGCTCGCGCCGGGGTCGAACAGGCTCGCACCAATGGCCTCGCGAAAGTCGGCGACGCGGTGGGCAAGCTGAAAGAGGCCGAGGCTGCCACGGTCAAGGTGACCGACAGCATGGTCCAGACCATGGAGGACGAGGCCGCGTCGCTTCTGTCCGAACTTGGCCAAATTTCGAATGACCTCTGACGTTTGCTATTCGTCGCCGTTTGTAGGAAACTGAGAGAATGTCGCAGCCTCCCGCGTTTTCGCGCGCCTTCAGTTTCACCAACTTTCAGGCCAGCAACCCGTCGTTGTCGCTGCCGGGATCGCAGGTCGACCTCGAGCTGAACAACGCCAAGGCGACGCTCGATGCCACCCTGGCCAATCTCGCGCTGATCCAGCGCGATGACGGCGCCGTCAAAAACGCCACCATTGGTTACGACCAGCTCAAGACCGAAGTTGTTCTCGGCTTCAACGCGCCGAGCGTTTGGGTCACCGGGACCGCGTACACCGCCAACAGTTCCACCGTCTTCAACGGCTCCGGCTTCTACCGCTGTCTGATCGCGCACACTTCCGGCGTGTTCGCCACCGATCTCGCCGCCCTGAAGTGGCAGTTGATCGTCAACCTGGCTGCCGTGCCTCTCGTTAGCGCGAGCCAGATCGCGGTGACGCCTTCGGGATCACTGACGACCGACGCACAGACGTCGCTGCAGGCGCTGGACACCGGCAAGGCACCGCTGTCGCACACGCAGGTTTCCTCGACCATCTCCGACAGCACATCCGCCGGTCGCGCGCTGCTCACCGCCGCCGACGTCACCGCGCAGAACGTGCTGCTTGGCACCACGTCGCTCGGCTTCCAGTCCGGCGACGTCAAAGAGACCAGCGTGCTGGTGTTGCAGTCCGGCTGGTATTATTGCGACGGTTCCAACAAGAACCGTGTCACCGACGTCAATCTGTTCAACGCTATCACGATCCAGCAATCCGGCGTAACGACCAGCGGCTCCGCGGTTATCACCGGATTGAGTGACACCACCAACGGCGGCAACACCCCGATGTCGCCGGGAATGCCGGTCAGCGGCACCAACATTCCGGCGGCGACCGTCATCTTGAGCGTCGACAGTGCGACCCAGGTCACGCTTTCCGCCAACGCCACAGGTTCGGCAACTACCACCCTGGTGTTCGCGCCGTACGGCGTGGGTGACGGCTCGACCACCTTCGGTTTGCCAAATCGTTCTCGTATCGGCGTCGGCCGCGACAACGCCAGCGGCTCTGCGTCGAACATCACGCAGGTGTCGACCACGCTCACGCTCACCAGCGCCAGCGCGACGGCCACGGTGGCTTCCGCGACCGGTCTCGTTGTCGGCATGTTCATATCGCATCCGAAAGTGCCGTCCGGAACGACGCTACTGACGATTTCCGGCACCACCATTACGATGTCGAATGTCGCTTCGGGCACCGTCGCGTCGACCGGGCGTTTCTCGCCGCTGTTGGATGCGCAAACGATCGGCGCCGTCGGCGGCGCCCTGTCGCAGTTGCAGACGCTCGTCACCGCGAACCTTCCCGCCTATACGCCCGCGGGCTCGGTTTCAGTTACGTCCACATCAAATCAGGTGGTGCAGGAAACCGGCATCGTTCAGAGCGCCACCGGTGGCGGAATTGTTTTCGCTTTCGGTGCTGCACCGACGATGTCGTCCATCGTCTCAACAGGCTCTATCGCCGGATCGGCGCAGGGAGGGACCAGCACGCCATTCAAGACGCAAACGGTGCAGCCAACGATCGTGATGAACTACATTATCAAACGGTGAGGGAGAACCACCTTGAGCGACGCGAAAACGGAAGCTGAAAATCAGGTTGCGATTCACGGCAGCATACGGGCGGCCGCCAAGGCGACAGGTGTGTCGTATTCGACATTTAACGGACGTTTGCACGGCGCCAAGGATCGCGCTGCGCCCAAAATGTTGGAAACTGAGAGTTTGATCTTTCCGGATTTGCCGGAGAGTGAATTGCCGGCAAAGGAACTGATCGACCAGGCGTGCAAGGGCTTTGCTCGGCATCTGTCGGCCCGCAACTCGCGGCGCTGGATGGAGATCAAGGTCAAGTCGAACCAGCCAATCGGGCTGTGCTTCATGGGCGATCCGCACATCGACAACAACGGCTGCAACTGGCCTCTCCTGCGGCGAGACATCCAGGTGCTCGAAGAGACCCCTGGCATGTTCGCGGTCAACATCGGCGATCTCACCGACAACTGGGTCGGTCGCCTTGTCCGCCTGTATGCGGATCAAGAGATGTCGAAGAAGCAGGCGTGGAAGCTTGCGAAATACCTGATGCGCGATTCCAAGATCAAATGGATGTGCCATCTGCTCGGCAACCATGACGCTTGGAACGATGGTCCGTATCTGATCAAGGCCAATGCGCAGCCGATGGTGCCGGTCGAGGATTGGCAGTCGCGTTTTCAGATCGTGTTCCCGAACGAGGCGCGCGTCCGCGTGCACGCCGCGCACGATTTCCCCGGTTCATCTATCTGGAACAAAATGCATGGCCCGCAGAAGGCGTCGATGATGCTCGAGCAGGCCGACATTTTCGCCTGCGGACACAAACACGAATGGGCAATCAATGAGTCAGAAAATGCCAACCGAGATTTTGTTTATCACCTTATCCGTGCGCGCGGCTACAAGTTTATCGACTCGTATTCCGACCAGCTCGGATATGGAAGTCAGAAGTTTGGGGCATCCATCACGGCCGTTATCGACCCCACCGGCGACGGCACCAAGCGGATCAGATGCTTCCCGGATCTTCCCGAGGCTGCCGAATTTTTGACGTGGAAGCGGGGGCGGTCATGAGCACCGTCGTCCCGATGAAGGGCTACGAGTACGACCGCTGGGCCATGATCGTGTTCGTGAACAACCTCCTGCGTGCGGACAAAGGGCATCGTCCCTGGCCGGAAGAGGATTGCAAGCAGCTCTGGCGTGACGTGTTCGACCGCGGATGAAAAAGCCCGTCGCCATCGATCCGAGAATTCATCAGCTCAAGGCCGTCAATCGTTTGATCGCCGCGCAGGAAGCGCGCGACCACCTGCTGCCGTTCATGCTGCTGACGATGCCGGACCCTGTCGACGTCGAGGACGCCAAGCTCTCGCGCTACGAGATCACGCCGCAGGCGCGATTGCTGACCGAGATCATGGAGAAGGTCGAGAAAGGCACGCTGAAGCGCGTCTGTGTCTCGATCGGCCCGCAGCTCGGCAAAAGCCAGATCCTGTCACGCGGCGCACCGGCGTGGATCGCTGGCCGCAATCCGTACCGCAACATGATCCTCGGCAGCTACAACCAGGATTTTGCCAACGAGTTCGGTTTTGAGGTCCGCAACATCATCAGCGCGCCGGCCTACAAGCAGGTGTTTCCGGCGTTCGAACTAATGAAGGGCGGCACCGCCAAGGATCTATTGGTGTCGAAAGAGGGCGGCAAACTCGCCTTCGTCGGCGTCGGCGGTTCCGGCACCGGTAAGCCCGCCGACCTCTGTGTGGTCGACGATCCCTTCCGCAACGACGAGGATGCCAACAGCGCGACCTATCGCGAGAAGGTCTGGAAGTGGTTCAACTCGACCATCGTGTCGCGCGCCACGGACGCCACCGCGATCGTGGTCGTTCACACCCGCTGGCACCAGGACGATTTGATTGGCCGGCTGTGCGACCCGTCGCACCCGGAACGCGACGGTATCTATAAGGGGATCGCGAAGCGATGGGAATACATCAACATCCCGGCGGTGGTCGAAGACGAAGCCTTGGCGAAAGCGCTCGGGCTGAACTTGCAGAAGGCGACGGACCCCAACATTTTGGAGCAATTTGGGCACGCGCCTATCTCCGCGTTATGGCCTGGCAGGAAGTCGCTGCCGCTGCTGGCCGAAGCCAAGCAGTCCGATCCGCGTACTTTCAATGCGCTGTACATGGGCCGTCCGGCGCCGGAGCAGGGCGAGTATTTCAAGAACGACTACATCCTCGAGTACGACCGCAAGGACTTACCGAAGAGGTTGCGGATGTACGGCGCTTCGGACCACGCCGTTTCGAAAAAGCAGCGCCGCGACTACACCTGCCTCGGCTGCATCGGCATCGATGAGAATGATGAAATCTGGGTGATGCCGGACATCGTCTGGCGCCGGATGGAAACCGACAAGACGGTCGAGGAACTGCTTGGCCAGTTCAAGATTCACAAGCCGGCGTTGTGGTGGCTCGAGAACGAGATGATCTCGAAATCGTTCGGGCCGTTTCTGCGCAAGCGGATGATCGAAGACAAGATTTACACCACGCTCGACCCCATCACGCCGGCGTCGGACCTCGAGACCCGCGGGCGCTCGATCCAGGGCCGCATGGCGATGCAGATGGTGCATTTCCCGAAGTTCGCGCCGTGGTGGCAGAACGCGCGCACTCAGATTCTGACATTTCCTTACGCCACCAACGACGACTTTGTGTCGTGGCTGGCGCTGATCGGGCTCGGGCTCACCAAAGAGCTGAAGCCGTCGACAGGCAAGCAGAAGAAAGAAACCGAGCCGGCGACCGGGTCCATCCAGTGGATCCTGCAGCGGGCCGACGAGACAATGCGAAAATCCAAGCGCGATAGCGCGACAGCCGGATGGTGATCATGGACAACGAGTACGTCACGGTCCTGAAGTTGAGCCCTGAAGAGTGGGCGAAGTTCATCGACACACTCAATGATCCCCCGGAGCCGACGCAGGCGCTCAAGGATTTGATGCAACATAATCCGATTTTTTGGGACTATCAGACATGACCGACGATCCAATGAACCTTGATCCCGCCGCACCGGTGGACGCCACTTCGACCTCCGAGCCGGAGAAGCGCGATGTGCCCGAAGCCGAGAAGAAATTCGTCAAGCAGTGGTGCTCGCGGATCAAGGCCGCCAAGGAGCACCACAAAAAGACGTTCAAGCGCATGTCCTACTGCGCCAAGATCGCGAAGCATGGCGCCGACGACGCATGGTTGGAGGGCGACAAGAAGTATGTCGTGCCAGTCATCAACCGGCTTATCAACCAATCGGTTTCGCAGCTTTACGCCAAGAACCCGAAAGCACTAGCCAAGCGCTCGCAACGCCGCATGTTCACGGTATGGGACGGCACACTGGCCTCGCTGAAGGAAGCGACCGACGCGATCCACATGGCTTCGCAAACGCCGATGTTGGACCCGATGACCGGTCAAGCCGTGCCGACGCCGCCAGATCCCAACATGCTCGCGATCTTCCAGGATGCGCAGAACGTCAAGGCGTACGACACCATGGTGGACGGCATCGCCGACACCCTGACGATCCTGCACAACCATTTCATGAAGGATCCGAGCGCGCAGTACAAGCAGCAACTAAAAGCGCTGGTTCGGCGCACCAAGGTGCGTTCCGTGGCCTACGTCAAGCTCGGCTTCCAGCGCATTCTGGAGAAGAACCCGGACATCACCACCCAGCTCGACATCGCGACCGAGCAGCACGCCACGCTGCGCGCGCTGATGGAGGACGCCAGCCGCGACAGGTTGGACGAGGATTCCGCCAAGGCGGAACAGCTGCGTACGCTGATCGAGGATCTGCAGGCGCAGACGACGATGATCGTGAAGGAAGGGCCAGTGTTGTCGTTCCCGAAATCGCAAGCGATCATCATCGATCCTGCCTGCGTGCACTTGAAGACCCTGGCCGGAGCCGGCTGGGTCGCCGAAGAGTACGAAAAGACGCCCGACGAGGCGCAAAAAGACTGGGATATCGACATCACCGGCAATTACACCGAACAAAAGCCCAACGAGACGTCATCGTGGAGCCGCTGGTCCGAGAAGGACGGCAAGTTGGACAAATCTGCCACCGCGCTCGTGTGGCGAGTGATGAACAGGGACACCGGCCAGGAGTTCGTGGTCTGTGACGGGCACGATGGCTATCTGCAGCCGCCGGCCCCGCCGAAGGTGAAGATCCGACGCTTTTTCGACATCTTCCCGCTGATCTTCAACGAAGCCGAGCCGGACGATGATGACGGGGACATCTATCCGTTGTCGGACGTGTGGCAGACCCGACATCTGCAGAACGAGTACAACCGCACCCGCGAAGGTCTGCGGGAGCACCGTTTATCGAATCGGCCGGGATACGTTGCAGGCACGGGGTCGTTCGAAAAAACCGACCTGATGAAGCTGGCCAACCACGATTTCGCCGAAATCATCGAATTGCAGCAACTGGCGCAGGGTGAAAAAATCGCAGACAAGCTGCAGGCCAAGCCAGTGATGGCGATCGACCCCAAAATGTACGAGGTCGAATCCATCTTCCAGGACATTCTGCGCGTCACCGGTTCGCAGGAAGCGAACCTTGGACCCACCGCGGGCAAGACCGCGACGGAAAGTTCGATCGCCGAACAGGCGCATTCGACGTCGGCATCCGACAGCATAGACGACATCGACGACATGTTGACGTGTCTGGCGCAAGCCACTGGCGAACTGATGCTGCAGGAGATGTCGAAGGACACCGTGGTCGCGATCGTCGGGCCGGGTGCCGTATGGCCGGAAGCCGTCGAGACCCGCGAAGACATCATCGAGGAAATCAGCTTGGAGACTAAAGCCGGTTCCAGCGGCCGGCCGAACGCCGCCGCTGATCTCGCCAAGATGGAGCGCGCGATGCCGTTCGTGTTGCAGCTCCCTGGCATCAACCCGGTGCCGTGGGGCCAGCGCTACCTCGACACCCTCGACGTCGATGTCGAAAACGCCATTGTCGAAGGTCTGCCGTCGATCACCGCCACTAACGCGATTGCGGGCCGTCCCGCTGCCACACAGCCGGGCACCGGTGATCCCGCCAGCGATCCGGGGGCGCAGGGTGCTCAAGGAGCGCAGAACGCTCCACAGCCCGCGCAGACCGCCCCCGGACCCCAACCTGGCTTCCCGGCGCCGACGATGCGACCTGCTTGATTTCTTTGTCGGAAACTGAGAGAATGACCCCATGCCTTATGTAGCCGCCCAAGATCCATACAAAATCGGTAATTCGTCGTCCGATCCGTCGAAGTCCATGGTTCTGATCGCGGCGGCCGACGCCGACCTGACGGGCAACTACCCCAAGGCGCTGCGGGTCTATTCAGCCGCCGGCTGCGTAGTCCGCGTGACGCCGGCGAAGAATGCCGACAGCGCGACGGTCGATCTCACCTATCCCGCCGGCGTGTTCACCGAACCGCTGTGCGTGCGCCGTGTGTGGACAACCGGCACCACCGGCACGCCCGTCATCCACGGCTATCAGGACAACTGAGCATGGGAACCGCGGTATTCAACAAATTCAATTCGTTCGTCGATGCGCTTGCGCAGAAAAAGCACAACCTCAACTCGGATGTGCTCAAGGTCATTCTCACCAACAGCGCACCGGTCGCCACCAATACGGTCCTGGCGAACATCACGCAGATCGCCAACGGCAACGGCTATACCACGAACGGCACCACGACCGCGCAAACGCTCTCCAACTCATCCGGCACTGAAAAGCTGATCTGCGCTGACACACTGTTTACCTCTGTGACCGGCAACATGGGGCCGTTCCGTTACGTCGTGCTCTACAACTCGACCGCCACTAACGGCGAACTTATTGGCTGGTACGACTACGGGGCGAACGTCACCCTTAACGGCCTTGCTGCTGAGACGTTCAACGTGGACTTTGACGGCACCAATGGCGTCCTGACGCTGGTGTAAGCAAATGCCGCTGAATTTCAAATTCGGCTTTAACCTCTCCGGACAAGGCATTGGTGGCGGAAGCGGCGTGCCCGTGCCGCCTAACACGCTGCGCGCGCTTGTCGGCCAGTTCTTCTTGAATGGCGTCGATATGACACCGACGACGGCGTATGTGCTGCCTGCGGCGCTGGGTACGTTTGCGTTGACGGGGGTTGCCGCGACACTGACGAGCACGGCTGCAAGCGACGCCGCAGAGACGACGGCTTTCCTAGCCCGAGCAGATGCCATCACGACGGTTGGGGCTACGGAGCGCGCGGCTTACAAGGCGCTGATAAACGGATTAGTCAGCGACGGCATATTTGCAAAGCTGGATGTTCTATTCGTCTTTGCTACGGACACGTCAGCACACGCGCTGCTTAATCTTGTCTCATCGACCTACACCGCAAGCTTGGTGAACGCGCCAACGTTCACGGCTGACCGAGGATACACGGGGAATGGTACGTCAACGGAAGTCCTAACGACATTTAATCCTTCTACGGCGTCGAGCCCACACTTTGTTCAAAACTCGGCCCATATTTCCGCTTGGAACCTTACTAACTCCAACGACAATGGCGGCTTGTGGGGGTGCGCGCAGGGCGGACATGAAGCTATTATCCCTTCATTTTCTGGGGGAGATACTTATCTACGTGTCAATGACGGCGCAGGCGCCCAGACGACCGTCGACCCGCGCGGGTTTTTCCTTGGTAACCGGGATAGCTCGACTGGACGGCAGGGATATCAGAACGGTTCGGCGCTAGGCGCATATGGCTCCGTCAGCTCCGTAGCAGTTCCAAATTTTGCCTTTGCTGCATTGGGCGATACCGCTGGAGAAGGTGGATTTTCAAGCCAGCAAATCGCGATGGCGAGTGCTGGGGGAAGCATGAACAGCACAGAGCAAGGAAACTTCTATAGTCGCCTTCGAACCTATATGACGGCGGTCGGCGTTCCATAAAAATGGCTGGGAATTTAGTTTGGAATAGGATCGCGTCCTCCATCGGCAAGTCCGTCCTCGGCATAAGTTCGCCGGGTGACGTTCCTTTCATGAACTTTTTCAAAGGGAATACAGGGTTCTTTTCCGCGACGGCGAACTATCCGAATATTCTCAGCGCGGACGGCTATCCTACATCGACGCCTCCGGCCAATATCGACGGGAATTTCCCGCTTCCTTCAACTTATTTCGGTAGATACCGGCTTCAATTCCTCGGCACCGGCAGCCTATGGTTAGAGGGTCAGTTTATTGTCTATAGCGGGGTCGGCTTTGTAAACGCTGGCGCGCTCGCCTTCAATTTACAAGTTACGGGGCAGACAAATCCGGTTGTTGAATTTGCGTTCGGAACGCTGGTGAGCGGCGCTGCCGATAACGGTTCTGGCCTGATACGCCTGACGGTTGGATCAACCAACAATATCGGGACCGGGTTCAAGTATTTTGTTCAAGGCGTTGGCGGTGTTCCGAATGCCAATTCCGTTTCAACTCCATGGACGGTCACGGTCATCGACGGCACTCACCTTGATTTGCAGGGGTCAACCTTTGCAGGAAGCTATACCTCGGGCGGCGAGGCTATTCTTCAAACCTCTCAGACAACGTTCCATTTCCCAACCACCGGCCCCTATTCAGGAATGAGCGCCGCTATCCTATGCCGCAAGGCGGATATCGACGGCACGAATGCCTTTGGCCTGCAAGCCGGGTATCAGATCAACGCGGACCTCGTTACTTACGTCCGAACGGTCAAGCCGAATTACCTACGTTTTCTCGATAGTGGGGCGGTCATCAACGCCACTGGATCGGACGATACCAAGCGTCCGCTTTCCTCGGCTTTCAGCTATGCTGGAACGTATTACGTTCCGGGCTACTGGGCGGGCGGCACAGGCACCGCAGGAACGGTCACGAAGGGCGTTTCCGACGCTTATACGTGCTCTAGTCCAACGGCATCCAGCGGCGGGGCCTATGTTGACGGGGAACAGGTTCAAGGCTCTGTTGACGTGGCCAATCTCACGGTAACGCCTACGCTGAACGTCGCCTCGCGTGGGGCGAAGCCGATTATTCAGAACAGTGGCGCCTATAACTTCTTCGTCGGCGGTTCGTTTGGCTCCGGCCACACAATCAATCTGATCTTCACCGGATCGTACATCGCCGGCACGCCGTATCATATGGTTTATACGACGGTCGCGGGTGACACCAGCGCTGCTGCCCTTGCAGCCAATCTCCGACTTGCTATCAATGCCGACACCACGCTCATCGCGGCGAATATCTCAGCAGGCTCTCTCTCGGGCACTGGCTATTGCGAGATTGTCTACAACCGGAACGCCGGAAGCGGCACGACATTCAGCTATTCGTCGACCGGCTCCGAAGTGATCACCTTTGGCACGATGCCGATCGGCAGCCTCGCCACCGGGCTGAACGCATTCACGTACAACACTGTTCTCGGCGGCTGGATTTTGACCGGCGGACTGCTGCCAAGCGGGGTGGCTGTTCCTGTTGAAGTCATCTGCGAACTCTGCAACCGCGCTAATACAAATGCATGGTTCCAACTTCCCTTGCTGTACAGCTTGACTTCCATCGGGACGATGGCCGCGACGATACGAACGAATCTCAACTCTAACCTCACCGCGGCTTTCGAGCTAGCCAACGAGGTTTGGAACTTCGGATTTGCCTCCACATCATTATGCCGAAATCTCGGCGCCAGTGTCGGTTTCGCTTTTATCGGCGGCGATGGCGGCCAGTTCGAAAGCTTTTACGGCCTCCGCGTTCGTCAGTTCATGGCGCAGGTTGTCACTTCATGGGCGGGCGCGGGTGGCTCAAGGGCGTCGGTCAAGTGCCTGATGGCGCATTCGTTCAACGGCGGCGAAAACAGCGCAGTCGGCGGTGGGACAAATCTCTACCGCTTTAACGGCACCGAACTGACAACGAGTAACGCTACCTATGCCTCCTTCGGCGGCCCGGGCGGCACGGCCGGAACGACTTATACTGCGGTCGGTCAGCGTCCGATCGACGTCTGCGATGCGGTGTCTTATGCGACCTATTATTCAGGAGCGCAGCTCGACCGGCTGGCGTCGAGTTGGACGGGCCTCGTTTCGTATTACGCGACGATCCTGCAAGCGAGCAAGGATTATGCCTCGGGAAGCATCACAGCGGCATTGAACGCCGTTGACACGGACCTGCGCTCAGGAACGCGGAACGGCTCCGCAGGTGGTCAAACCATCGCGACCAATTTGACCGCATCCCAAGCGTGGGAGACGCTTTACGCGACCTATGACGCGCCGCGCGCCGGCATCAGCTTGGCGAAGCTGGAGGTCTATTGCTATGAGGGCGGGTACGAAAGCACGCCCAATCAGTCGTTCTCCGATGTGCAGCAGTCGGCGGACCTAACCGCCCAATTTACAAACAACGGTTGGGATTTGAGTGCATACGGAGCCAGCACCGCGATTGTGGCGGCTAACGTCGTCACCCTGTTTTACGCCTACAAGAACAGCATCCAATTCCAAGCGACGGTAACGCTGGCGCTTACGAATGTCGTCTCGGCCCATGCGGGGCGGGGTGCCCTTCCGGCATGGTACAAGAACTCGGGTTCAAGCATATGGGCACTGATGCCGGGCGATATCTATTCGCTGCCGTACTACAAGTCTTATGACGCTCTGGTGGCGTTTAACGCCTAGTCGCAAAAACGCGACGAATGGACCAGCCTAAAGATGTGGTGGGTGTTGATTCGGAATCGGCATGTATGTTGAGCGCCAGAAGGACTACGACGCCAACGATTGCGCCCAAGATAAATACGAACAAAAACAGCATTTGATTCTCCCTGATCCCCACCTCTACCCTTAACCCCTGGCCGCCACAAGCCCCGCCCTTGACAATCTTGTAGGAAACTGAGAGATTTGGAACAGTAAAACGCTGCCCTTGGCCAAGCCCATCATCCTGGTGGGTTTGGCTCAGGGCATTCGGGAGAAGACTGAATGTCGGACTCGTCACCGACGTCGACGGATGATTCCGTCGTCGTAGATACCAATTCCGCTGCCGATCCGGCAGCAAGCACGACATCAGACGTATCGGCAGCCCCGTCACCTGCGAAAGAAGACAAACCGGCTGGAACGATGCTCGATGCGGTGAAAGCCGCAATCGCGCCGAAGGACGCAACGCCAGCGTCAAAGAGCACGGATGGTGCGCCAGCAGAAGGCGAAGATCCCGACTCGAAGACGGCCGAGACGACCGAAGCTGACGAATTGTCGGCCGACGAGATCAAGGCGCTCAGTGCCCGCACTCAGCAGCGCTTCAAGAAACTCACCAAGGATTTGAAGGCCAAGGACGAGGACAACAAGATCCTCGCGCCGAAAGCCGCCGAGTTCGACAAGATTGACGCATACGTTCGCAACGCCGGCCTGTCGCAAAACGACGTCGCCGGCACGCTGGAAATAGCAGCGTTGTTGCGGTCGGATCCGAACCAGGCATTGGCTCGGCTGTTGCCCATCGTGGCATCGCTGCAGCAGATGACCGGCGAGACACTTCCTGCCGATCTGCATTTGCGGGTCGAACAGGGGTATCTCACCGAAGCGGATGCGAAGACGCTCGCCAAGGCGCAAGCCGGCGAGAGGTTTGCAACCCAGCGCACTACCGCGCTGACGGAACAACAGCAGACCGACGCGCGCAATCGTGAGTTCAAAGAGCTGACGACAAGCACAGTGAGCAGCGTCACGAGCTGGGAAGCGCAGCAAGCGGCACGCGATCCGGATTGGCACCTGAAGCGAGACAACGTTGCCGAACTGGTCGAACTGGCCATCGAGCGCAAAACCCGCGAACTCCGCCGTCCCTGGTTTCCCAATTCCGACGAAGCAATCAAGCTTTCGGCGGATGCGTTGAAGACCGTGAACGACCGCAGCAAGCGATTTGGCCCGAGACCCACAGAGATCAAGCCCATCAGCAACGGAGGCGCTTCGCCCCGTTCAACAGCCGTCCCCAAAACCATGCTTGACGTAGTCAGGCAAAATGCGGGCGCCCGTTCGAACGGTTAATCCTCAAGGGGATTACCGTGAGTTTCTCACTTCAAGAGATCGAAAACATCGCCAATGCGGCGATCGACTTCCACTTCAAGCGCGGCACCATCTTCTCTCAGACCATCCAGAACAAGCCGCTTCTGAAGTCGCTGCAGTCCAAGGAAAAAGAGATTCCCGGCGGCCAGGGCAACGTGACTGTCCGCGTCAAGGGCATCTACTCCACCACGATTCAGGGCTTCCAGCACGATGACACCGTCGGTTACGTCAACCCGGCGAACATCAAGACTGCGTCGTATCCCTACAAGCTGATCCACGCCGGCATCTCGTTCTCGATGCACGAGCTTATCAAGGACGGCATCATCGTCACCGACTCGACCACCGGCAAGGACACGTCCAACGCGTCCGACCGTGAAATGACTGCACTGGCCAACCTGCTTCAAGACAAGCTGGAAGACATGCAGGAAGGCATCGATCGCGGCTTCAACAACATGTACTGGCGTGACGGTACTCAGGACTCCAACCTGATCCCCGGCATCCGTTCGCTGATCCTCGACGCTCCGACCTCCGGCGCGACCGTGGGCGGCATCGACCCCGTCGCCAACAACTGGTGGCAGAACCGTGCGTCGCTGGCTCTCAGCACCGGCTCGGCTGCGAACCTGGTGCTCGTCACCAAGCTGCAGAACGAGTTCCGCCAGCTCCGTCGTTTCGGCGGCAAGCCGAACCTGTTCCTCTGCGGTTCGTCCTTCCTCGACTGGTTCGAGCAGGAACTGCGCTCCAAGGGCAACTTCACTCTGGAAGGCTGGGCCAAGTCCGGCAAGCTCGACGCCAGCGTGGCCGATGTGTCCTTCAAGGGTCTGGATCTCGAGTACGATCCGACGCTCGATGACCTTGGCCTGGCCAAGTACGGCTTCGTCATGGACACCAGCCACCTCTTCCCGACGGTTGTTTCCGGCGAGAACATGAAGAAGCACGCCCCCGCGCGCCCGGAGAACAAGTACGTGTTCTACCGTGCAGTCACCTACGCCGGAGCACTCACCTGTAACCAGCGTAACGCCCACGGCGTTTATTCGATCGCGTAACGCCCAAGGGCACAGGAGAATACAATGGCTTTCGTAATTGTTAACGGTTCGGCTTCGGCAGCGGTTGCCACCAACGGCACCTTCACTGTCAACGCCCCCACCGCGACCCTCGCTGGCGCCATCAAGAACCGTGGCGGCCACACGATGGTCGTCCACGCGATGGCGGCGCAGTTCAACTTCCCGAACGACTTCTCGATCTCGTGGTCGGGCGCGGTTGCTACCATCACCTATCTCGGCACCACCACAATCCCGGCCGGCTCTGCGATCCAGGTCCAGTTCGAGTTGGACGGTGACGACATCAACTTCCCGTACCACAACCTGAACGGCAACCAGACCGATACCCTCACCAAGTCGTTCCGCGGCACCTTTGGACAGGTGTTCAAGGTCGACTTCGGTGCACCACTGGCCGCTGCGGCGACCGCTGTCATCGCCACCCAGGCGCTTGCCACCACGACCCTGTACAGCCTCACCGCTGCGCAGATCGTCACCGCGACGCTCGACGTTCCTCGCTCCGTTGCGGTGAAGTCCAGCACCACGGACACCACGCAGACCATCACCGTGCGCGGCTTCGACGAATACGGTGTCGCCATCTCCGAGGCGATCGCCCTCAACGGCACCACCGCGGTCGCTGGCCTGAAAGCGTTCAAACAGGTCGTGTCGCTGCAGTCCAACATCACCCTGGCTGGTACGATCTCGGTCGGCACCAACGCGGGTGGTCTCGGACTTCCCTACTACCTGCCCCCGCAGACCGGCACGGGCGTCGGCAACGTCCTGAAGGAATCGCAGGACGGCGCAACGCCGACCGCCGGCACCTTCATCGGTGGCGTTCAGACCAAGGCGACGGCGACCACGGGCGACGTCCGCGGCACCGTTACCCCGAACGTGGCTCCCGACGGCACCAAGGTCTACTCGGTCTACATGTTCGTGGCCGATCCGTCGTTCCTGGGTGTTCCGCAGTTCGGCACCTAAACCTTGCGGCTGATGTCGTAAAGTGAGAGAATACCGTAGCCGGGGCATTAGCGCCCCGGCTGCGCACCATTGAAAGAGGGTTTCATGGACCTGTACACCTGCAAAGTCCGTCTCGACGGCAGCCTCGACAACGAGGTCATCAAGCACAACGTTACCGCCCCCGAAATTCACGTCCTGGCGGCGATGCACAACGGGCAGGGCAAGCATCCGCCAGTGGTCGACATCGTCAAGACTGGCACCGTCAACCGTTCCGACGCCAAAGAGCGCGCCCGGTTGGCAGACCTCTACACCCACGGCGAGCTGGTCGAAGACCGCGGCTCCAAGATGATCACTGGCATGTTCGGCGTTGCCGGCGTGCCGCTGCCGCAGACCTATGTCGCGCCGGAAGTGTTCGCCGCCGAAGAGTACAATCCTGGCGAGGAAGAGGAAGCCGAAGTCATCACCCCGGTCGAAGCGCCGGTGCGCGCCACCACGCTGCGCGATTCCAAGCTCTCGTTGAAGGCGGCGACGGCATGACATGGGCTCATGTAGTTGCGGCAACACTCGGCGGCGGATTCATCGGCTTCGGAATCGGAGTGTATTGTGTGTACTGCATCGTGACCACGCCTGTAGGCCCATTCAAGTGAAGGCGTAATCTCATGGCCCGCGGCACCCAACTCCTGAAGCTGGTGGAGATGTTGCGCGAAGAGTGCAACCGCGCCACCAGCGTCGCCGTGGGCAATGACGACCTTCCGGGGTTGAAGAACAAGCTCTCCCGCACTCAGGAAGTTCTGTACGACGAATACGACTGGCCGTTTCTGCGCCAGGTGTTTCCCGCCAAGACGTTGCAGGCCGGCGAGCGCTATTACGATTTCCCTGTCGGGTTGAACCTGGAACGCATCGACGACAACGACGGCCCCGAAGGCCCCGGCGTCGTGATCTGGTACTCGAGCATACCGATGCCGATCCGGCGAGGCATAGGCTTTCCCGAATACGCGATCTATAACTCAGACGCCGGCGTCCGCCAGGAGCCGGCATTGGCGTGGGATGTGCGCTGGACCGGCACCCGCGAACAGATCGAAATCTGGCCGATCCCGGTCTCCAACACCACGACCTTGCAGTTTTCCGGCATCCGCAAATTGCGGCCACTGATTGCCGACAGCGACGTCGCTGACCTCGACGACCAAGCGATCGTGCTCACCGCCGCCTCCGAAATTCTAGCCCGCCAGGGCAGCGCGTCGGCCCCCGCGATCGCCGGGCTGGCGCTGGCGCGGTTGAAGCGCATGAAGGCGCGGGTCAAGAGCGCGTCTCCGGCCTACCGCTTAGGCATGGGCAACAGCAATTCGCCGGATCCACGTTTCCCGATCACGGTTCGCGCCAGGTCAACCTGACGTGGGGAACATCTTTCTCTCTGACTTCAAGTTTGGGATGGACCGCAGACGGACCCGTGTCGCCGGCGTCCCCGGCACGCTCTGGACTGGCAAAAACGTCCAGATCAGCCGCGGCGGCGACATCGAACGCCCGAAGCGGTTCACCCCCACTTATGCACTGCCGGCCGGTCAGACGTTCGGCCTCGCCGGCGTGCGCGGTCAGCTCTACACCTTCGGCTCTGCGGCGGCAGGTGCCGTCACGATGCCGAACGGTGTTCAGTACCAGCAGCTCGCGTCCCCCACCGGATCGGCAATGACCGGCGTGCTCGACGTCCGCACTCCGAACGGTCAGCTCTACGCGATCGCCAAATATGCAGACGGAAACATCTACCACTTTCTGAACGGCGCCCGCGTCACCGATTGGGATGCACTCGCCGATGCCGCTGCTACCGTTAGCGTGCTCGCGGCATATCTGGCCTCGCTGGCCAATTCCGGCACCGCGGTCAATGCGCAGGCCAACGGCAACGTCATCACCCTGTCCGCGCGCGTGCCGGGCGTGGGCTTCACGGTGGCGAAATCAACTGCCGATGTCGGCGGCACCAACAACCAGGACATCGTTCTCACAACTGTAGTGGCGAACGTCGCAGCGCAAGCCGACGTCCGCGCCACCAGCGCCATGATCGTGCTGGCGGGCTCGACGGGGCAGGTGACCAACATCACCGCCAATGGCGTGTCGCTGATGTCGACGCCAGTTGTGTGGTCCGGAACCACGACCACGATGGCCGCCGCGATCGCGCAGCAGATCAACAACTTGACCGCAACCACCGGCTACTCGGCTATCGCCAGTGGCGCCAACATCACGCTCTCTGCCCCCATAGGTGCCGGCGCCGCGGCCAACGTCTACGCGGTCGCCAGTATCGTCACTGGCGACGTGCTGCTCGCAACCCCGAGCATGTCTGGCGGCATTACTGCCGTGGCCCCCGTGACCCAGATCGTCACCGCTGCGCTCACCGGCACCTTCGAAGTGCTCGACGTCTACACCCTGGTGGTGAACGGCAGCGCATACGTCGCGACCGGCCGTGCCGCCGCTACGGGACAGGCCCTGATGGTGTTCCAGCGTCGGGTATGGAGCGTCGCCGGATCGCTGTGGGAATATTCCAAGATCAACACCTTCAACAATTGGAATGATGCCACCGCCGCCACCGGCTCCGGCTTCCTCAACATCTCCAACGAATCCGAAGGCAGTGAACCCCTTGTCGGCTCCGGCATCTACATCGGCTCCGGCGCGGTGTTCTCGCGCCGCAATTGCCGCATCTACGCACTGTCGACTGACGCCACCACCTTTGCGATCGCGCAGACCATCGATGGCACCGGGGCGCTCGCCGCGCGCAGCATCTTAGGCTATGGCGCTACCGATCTGTTCTTCCTTGACGAAACCGGCATCCGGTCGCTGAAAGCGCGGGATTCGCTCAACTCGGCGTTTGTGAACGACATCGGCGTCGCCATCGACAGTTTTGTGCGCGCTCAGCTCGACACCACGCCGTACTCGATTGTGCAGCGTGCGGTGTCCACCATAGAACCCCGCGATGGCCGCTTCTGGCTGGCAGTCGGCAACCGGATATATGTGCTGTCGTATTTCCCCGGCAGCCAGATCAGCGCTTGGAGCTATCTGGAGCCAGGGTTTTCGGTCGACGATTTCGCACGCATCTACAACCAGATGTACGTGCGTTCTGGCGATCAGGTTTATCTCTACGGCGGGCCGTTGGGGCAGGACTATCCCCTGGCCGGCGAGATGCAGCCAGTGGTCGAATTGCCGTTCATGTGCACCACGCCGCCGTCCGAACACATGTGCCAGGGCGTCGACATCTCGTCGGTCGGCGAATGGGTGGTCGACATTTTGCTGGATCCGTCCAACGAGACCGTCACCCAGCGCGTCGGCACGCTCGACGGCATCACATACGGCAAGCCGGGGATCACCGAACCCGGCCGTTTCACCCATCTGGCATTAAAATTGACGTGCGTCAGCGCCGGCGCAGCCTCGATCAGCAACCTAAATTTGCGTCACGACGGCGAGGAACCATCTTGACAGTGACGTAGTGAACTGAGAGAAGGGACGTTTCAGGGAGAACTAATATGGTCGAAATCTGCAAGCATTGCAAAGCCACGGTGCATTCTTCTCTCGTTGAGACCGAGCACCACAGCCGTCCTGCCCAAGGAGCGCTGGACATGCTGTTGGCCCGCAGTATCGCCCACAAGCATTGCACCTGTACGTGCAGAGATGATCCAAAAGTTATGCAGGGTCACACGAACTTTTGCGATGAAATAACCAAAGCCATTTCGGAATATATCTCAGCCGTCACATCGACTGAGCGCTGACGTGATCAAGGTCGCGACGCTGCAAGACGTCACCGCCATCGCCCGCAACATGCGCGCACACGACCGCGCCGAGCGACTGGCGCTGTCCCACGGCAGTGATCCGGTGGCGGCAGCGGTGGCGTTTTTGGACATGAACCACATGGCCGTAACCGTGTGGCGGGGCGAAGCCCCTGTCGCCGTCATCGGCGTGGTGTTCGCGCATCCCGGCGTCGCCTCTACTATCTTCTTTGCCACCGACGAGTTCCCCAAAGTCGCGATCGCCACCACGCGGTTCGTCCGGCGCACCTTGTTTCCGATCCTGGTCGAAACCGGCATCCACCGCCTGCAGGTGTGCTCGATGCTGCACACCTACGACGATGACGAGCACGACTGGATTCTGTCCTTCGGTGCCAAACGAGAGGCCGTTCTGGTCTGTTATGGCAAAGATCTGGAGGATTTCGCGCTTTTTACCATGAGCGACACCGACATGGCGCGCGTGACATCTGGCGGAAACTGAGATATTCTGACCCGACCCGCGGATAACCGGAACTCGCGATTCTGGCTCTCTTTTCTGAGCGACATCGTGAATGTGCAATCTCTTCGGGGGTAACGACGACTCCGCGCAGCAAATGGCGCTGCAACAGCAGAAGATGACCCAGGACGCGGAAGACGCGCGGGTCGCCGCCATCGGCAAGGGCAAGTCCAGCATCGATCAGGCGTATTCGCAGTTCGATCAGCCCTATTTCGACAACTACACCAAGAGCTACACCGCAGCCCAAGACGCGCCCCTGGCCGACCAGTACGGTATCGCCAAGGACAAATTGACCGCGGCGCTGGCCGGGCGCGATACGCTGGAATCGACCGGCGGCATCAACGCGCTGTCACAGCTCGACAAGACCAACGAGGACGCGCAAGCCTCGATCGGCGCCAGCGCCACCGACGCCACCAACGCGCTGCGGGCCAACATCAACAGTTCTAAGACCGGCCTCTATAACGAGAACGCCGCCGCGGCCGACCCCCTGGCTGCCGCGACCTCCGCGCAGGCGACCGCCGGCGCTATTGTCGCACCGTCCTCGATGCCGACGATGTCGAACGTGTTCGCCGGCGCACTGGCGCCGTTCGCCACCGCGCAGAAAGTAAACGCGTCCTCCCTTTACCCTAACCAAAGCTTCACCGCGCCCCTCAGCGGCGGCGGCAGCTCGGTGATCAACTAATGTGCGATCCAGTCACCCTCGGCATCGCCGTAGCCACCGGCATCGGCAGCAAGATCATCAGCGGCAACGAAGCCACCAGCGCCGCCAAGCGCGACGCCGCGGCACGCAACGCCGTGCTCGCCGCCACCATGGCCAAGGAAAAAGGCTTTGCCGCCGACAACGCCGGCCAGCTCGAGGGCAACATTGCGCACTACGCGCCCGGTGTGCAGCAGACCCAACTGGCGGACGCGCAGACCGCGCGCGCCAACAATTCCACCGGCAACATGACGATGAGCGACCCTAACGGGGTGCCGGTCACCGCCGACGCACCGCCCGCGGTCAAGAGCGAGATCGCCAAGCGGATGCTGGCTGCGCACGACGGCGCCGTCGAGCGCGCTGGCTTGAACGCCAAGGTCGGCGGGTTCGGCGACACCTGGCTGAAGAACAATTTGAACACCGCCGAGACCGATCGCAACATCGGCGTCACCAACAACTACGCCAACGGCACGAAATCCATTCTCGGCGCGCAGCAGGACGCAGCTTCAGCCGCAGCCTACAAGCCGCCGTCGATCTGGGGGCCAGTGCTCTCGGGCGCATCGAGCATCGCGGCCGGCGCCGCTGGAGGCGGAGGCTTCAAGGGTGGCTTCACGATGCCGAACATCCCCGGTTTTAACCCGATTTCAGGAGTGGCGGGCTAATGCCGCGCATCATCAACGCCTACGACGGAAACTCGGCACTTGGCGATTCCCTCGCCAAACTCGGCGAGTCGATCTACGGCGACCAGGCCAAGAATGAGGTCTACCGTCAAAAGGCGTTCGGGCAGAAGAACATCAACGATCTCGTCACTGACGCCGGAGTCGGCCTTGACGACCCGCGCCTCGCTAAGGCGCAGCTCGGCATCGGCGGCACGGCGGCCGGGACATTCCCTGGCCAGGGGCGTGCACTAGCCAACGATCGATGGACCAACGCGGCGACCAACGCGGCGGGCGAGCGTAACAACGTCCGGAACAATGCCGAGACCCACTACGGCACCGATCGCCGGTACGACAGCGACATTGCCACCACGGGGATGAATAACACGACGACCCTGGCGGCAGAGGACATGCGCTCGAAGCGCGCCGCCGATACGCAGCTGGCAATCGACGGGCGCACCCTGGCGCCCATCAGCGACGGCCACGGGGGCTACATCTACTCCACCAAATCGCAAGCCCCCGGACAGGGTGCTCCGATGACGACCGACCAGGTGAAGGCCGGCGTCATCTCGCAAGCGTTGCAGCGCCACGCCGCGGAGATGCAACAGCAGAACTCTCCGTTCACCACCGGCGCTCCTTCGTGGAACGCTGGCGGGTCCGCTCCGCAGCCAGCGCCGCAACAGCCTGCGCAGCGTGGCGGCGGTGTGTCCGCCGGTGCTTTCACGGGTTTGACGCCGCAAGAACTGGCATTGATCGGCCAAAAAGAGCAGCCGATGATTCATCCCGGAACCGGTCAAACCGGAACGTCATGGGACAACGGATCTACGCTCGCCAGTGGCCAACCCGCCACGGGCTACGCGAAGGCCACAGATGCAGACGTGCTGAGGCGAGAAGGCGACAACACTGTCCGGCAGTCTGTCGGTCAGCCCTTGCCGCCACGTCCAGAAGGCTATTCGCCTTACGCGATGGACGCCGGCCATGCGGCAGGACTGGATTCGGTCGCGCAGAAGGTGGCCAACGAGGTGTCCGGCATTTTCAACGGACCCGAAATCGGTGCCGGCTACAACAGCGCACGGAACAACCTCAACAACACTAACCAGCTTGTGAATCAGCTTATGGAGTCGGCGCCAGGGACGAAGGCGGCCGTGGCGCGAGAAAAAGCGGCGAACAGACTCCTGCCGACGCCGAACTTCTTCGGCATGACAGGAATGAGCGGCGACACGCAGAAGCACCAGGCCGACGACGTGATAGGTGCCCTTCGGGACCGGTACGCGCTCGTTCAGTCGGAGGCGATGGATCAGGCAGTTCAGCCCGCGGAACGCGCGGTGATGCAGCAGTGGCTACACCGCACAAGCCTTGCGCTCGCGCACCTGGAAGGCCGTGACAGCGCAGCGCCGACCGCAGGCGCACAGCCCGCCGCTACCCCGCAGGCTGCAGCGCCAGCCCAAGCCGCTCCGACCGCTGGTGCGCCGCCAGACCTGCCGACGCTCTCTCCAGAGCAGGCCATGGCGCTTGCACCCGGCACGCCCTTTAGGACGATGGACGGCAGAGTGAAATACCGCTGATGGCCGATCCCTATGCCATGTTCTCCGACGCCCCTCCGGCAGCGCAAGCTGCACCGGTTGCGCAGGCAGCACCCGTCGCGCAAGCGCCGGCGGCGGATCCCTATGCCATGTTCTCCGACGCACCCGCGCCCACCGAAGCCGCACAGGCGCAAGGCGCGCGCGACGCTGCGGCCAACAACGTCCGGCAGGCGCAGAAGCCGAGCCGTGGCCGCCAACAGCCGACGACGGCCATGGACGTCGTACGCGGCGGGCGCGACTTCGTGGCGCAAACCGCGTCGGGCATCAACCAAGGGATGGGGCCTCTAATTAACGCGCCCCAGGACGCATTTGACGCCGTTGGCGGCAAAGCGATGGACGTGCTCGGCATTCCAAAAAGCACAGAACCGAGCGTGCATGGTCGCTACAACGAAGCCTTCGTTAACGCGTCTGGCCCGCCGAAAAATGACTTCCAGCGGATCGGGCGCGCTGCGGGCGAGATGGCCGGCGCGAACCTGCCATATGCGGCCCTTAGCGTCGGGTCGGCCGCAGCCCTTCCGCGGCTTGCATTCGAGTCCACCGCACCCGTGGCAGGCAACATCTGGCAGACGCTCAGCGCGGGCGGGCGCAACGTGGCAGACACATGGGCGCGCAGCCCGACGAAGGCGCTGATCGGAGACACCGTTGGCGCTGCCGAAGCTGGCGGCGGCGGCGAGATGTGGAAGCAGAAAGCGCAGGACAGCGGCGCAGGCACACGTGGTCAGCAAGGTGCAGAGATCGCGGGCCAGATGGCCGTTCCAGCGGCCTTTTCCGCTTACTCCAAGTGGGGTCCGACCGGCTCGCTGCGGCGCGCTGGCTCTGAAATTGCAGACACAGTGCTGAAGCACACGCCGGAATCCGTCTTGCCGGAGTTCATGCGCCCAGCTGGCGGAAGCCCTGAAGCGCGCAGAGCCGACCGATTGGCGTTCGGCAACAACGAAGGCAAGTACGCGCCAAACGCGCCGGCAGAAGGCCCCGCACCAAATCCGGAGCGCCCGCCGCCGAGCAGCGAGAACCCGCGACTTCCGGCTGAACCGCCGCCCGCATCTGCTGCGCAGCCGAACCTTCCCGTCCCTGGCCCGAAAGAGCCGAGCTGGATGGCGAAGAAGCTAGACGCTGGCGCACAGGCGCGCACGGACGAAGCCACGGATCAGGTCGCCAAGACGTTCGGCAAGATCACCGAGCGGCCGGAGACGGCTGCGAACCTGGCCGAAACCAATCGATTGAAAGGCGAAATTCCGGGGTTCGAACCGGGCATCGCCAAGGCTACCAACGACCCGGCGCTGCTCAACAAGCAGGCCAGTTTTGACAGCAAGGCGATCAACGACGACCTGCGCGCGCGACAGGACGCGACGGACAAGTCGCATGGCGCCATTCGCAAGTACATGGACGAGACCGTTCCGGCCGCCGGCGAGAACCCGCAGGACCGCGTAGCGGAGACCAGCAAGGGTCGCATTCAAGCCGAACAGACGGACCTTGGCGGGCAGGCGGATGCTGTGCGCAAACAGCTTGTGGCCCACTCGGACACGCTTCCAAAAGTCGACCCAACCGAGCCGGGCAACTTCGTTCGCGACACTCGGAAAGCACTAAAGGGCGAAGCCGACACGAAGATGGGCGAACTGCGCAAGGGCGTGGACCCTAGCGGCGCAGCCACGGTCAGAGTCGACGGCCAGGAGCCTATGTCCGTCAACGCCGCGCTTGATCGCCGCACGGCACTCAATCAGGACTGGGCCGACCACCAAGGATCGACTGACCCTGCCGCCAGAAAACAGGCGCGCGCGATACTGGCCGAAAAAGAGAAGCTCGACAACGCCATCAAAGCCAGCAGTGACGCAGGCACGCCGGGGCTTGCGGCGTACAACGACTACTACCGCAACGACTATGCGCCGAAGTATTTGCAGGGCGCATCGAACGACGTCGGTCGTTTCAACCGCAACGGTTACGAAGGCAACAGGGTCGCGTCGGAAGACGTCATGGGCAAATTCGCTGGCGGGAAAAACATCAGCGAAGCTCGTCAGTTCAACAAGATGTTCGGCGAGAACCCCGAAGCGCGTCAGCAGATGATCGATTTCAAACTCGACCAACTGCGCCGCGAGAGCGTGGACCCTGCCACACACGAGCTTAAAAAAGGTTCGGTGGATCGCTTCCTTGCGCAGAACGAAGACCTCATGCGCGAGATGCCGTGGCTGCGCGACGCGATCTCGGCAAAAAACCCTGATGCACTTCACCAGAAACTAGGCGAACTCGAGCAGCGCCAGCGCGGGGCGGCAGACAGCAAACTCGGCCAACTGGCCAAGAATGGCAATCCGGAAGCGCACATCCAAGCCGGGATCAACGACTGGCAGGTGATGAAGGATCTGCATCGGTCTATGGGCGGCGATCCGCAGGCTGAAGGCGCGTTGCGGCGCGCCGTGTGGGACCACGTTCTGGGCGCCGCTGGCGGCGAAGGGCCTGTCAACGTTGACGCGGTTCAAAAGCTGCTTCTGCCAGAGGCACAGGGCGGTCATCGCCGTGCACTGGCGCAGGTGCTCTCTCCGCAGCATTTGAACAACCTCGAAAACGTCATGAGCGCCACTCGCATCGAGAATCGGCTGGATCGCCCCACCGGCACCTACGAGAAGCCGACGAACGTGTTCAGTCGGTTCGAGAAGGCCACGGGCACCAGCATTCCAACGCTGGGTGCCACTGCGTCGGCCCTGGCCCGCGGCCGCAGTTCTCCAGTGTACGAAGTGCCACGTTTGCTCGGAAACGCATGGCGGGGCATCTCTGAGGCGCAGATCAACGCCATCACGAAAGAAGCCTTGAGCAATCCCGAAGTGGCAAAGCAACTGGCCGTCGTCGGCAAAGGTGGCGTCGCGACACCGCTGCAGCTTAAGAAGATGCACAACTACATGCTTTCCGTCGGCCTCCATGACGTGAAAGAGTCCGCAGACGCCAAGTAAAGCGCTTGCGCTTTTTGTCGCAAACTGAGAGATTTAGAGCATGAAAACCGCCCATAAAGCTGCCGGCGCCGGAGGCGCTGCCGTCATCGCGTGCTGCATCGCCTTCACTCCGATTTGGGAGGGCATGGATAGCGTGGCCAAGGTGGACACGATAGGCACCGGGCACCCCGTCACCTATTGCTACGGCCAGACGGACGAGTTCGGCAAGGTTAAGGTCGGCACGCGTTTCACCAAGAAGGAGTGCGACGCCAAGCTGGCCGAGAGCCTTCCGAAATACCTGGAGCCGCTCCAGGGCTGCGTTCACGTCCCGCTTCCCGACAAGACCATGGCGTCCCTGCTGGACGCTGCCTACAACGCCGGCCCCGCTGCCGTTTGCAAATCGCAGATGGTTGCCCTGATGAACGCGGGCCATCTCAACGCCGGATGCAGGGCGTTCGACGGCTGGTATGTCCGCTCCGACGGTGTGGTCCGCAAGGGTCTCGTCAATCGCCGAAGTGGCGACACCCGCAAGGGTGAGAAACAGCTTTGCCTTGAGGGCATCACCGAAGTCATCTCCGCGCCGCCCGCTCCAACACCCGTCCCCGCGCCCAAAGCCGTGAGCATTTGGGATTACATACTCTCCATCTTCAAAGGAAAATAACATGACTGCATTTCTCTGCACAATCTCGTTCGGCTCCGGCGGCGCCCTGATCTGGTTCTTCAAGACCAAGATCGAATCGCTGGTGATCGACGCCAACAAGCTCTCGGCCAAGCTTCACGCCCAGGCCGACGCACTGACCGCGGCTGCAAAGAAACTCTGATGTTCAAGGGCTGGAAGACCGTCGGCTGGAACGTATTCATAGCGCTCGCTCCTCTGGCTGTGGTCGGGCTTGATAAGCTGGCGGCCCTTGACCTCACGCAATACATGTCGGCGCCGCTCGCGATCCTAGCGGGTTTCGTTATCGGCGGCATTGGCATGTGGCTGCGTGTCGTCACAACCGGGCCTGTTGGCTCGAAAGATGTTGCCTGATGTGGATGGCGATCATCTCGTTTCTTGGCGGCCCGGTCGTAAGCGGGCTGATCAAGGCGTATCAGGCTAAGCTCGCTGCCGGCAATACGTCGGAGAAGATCGCCTCGGATCTAGCGGCGGGTGAAATCGCCGCCCAACAGAACGATGTCAACGTAGCAGCGAGCATCGTCATTGCAGAGCAGGGGCGTTGGTACACGGCGTGCATCCGCCCGTTGATGGCCCTTCCGTTTATCGTGTTCACTTGGAAGGTCGTTGTCATCGACAAGGTAATGGGACTGAGCACAACGGACCCTTTAGACCCTCATATGTGGAGCGTTTTTACCGCGGTTGTGGTGGCTTATTTCGGCGGTCGTTCGATCGAAAAAGTTGCCAGGATACTTAAGAGATAGATGCCAGATGCCTAGCAAGGAGTGGCGCAAAAAGAACCCTGAAAAACAAGAAGCTCTCGCCAAAATTGCGCGTGCGCGGAGGTGGGCGAGAATTAAAGATGATCCCGTTTTGAAAGCTAAAGCAAACGCTCGAATGCGCGAGTGGTATGCGGTGCCGGAAAATAAAGCAAAGGCACTAGCTCGTCATTCAAAGAGTTGGCGGGAGAAACCCGAAGTTAGACGGCGCAGGAGCACTCAGAACTTACTGACGCTGTATGGCATCACTCTCGAACAAAAAGAGCAGATGTTTTTGGCCCAAGATTCTAAGTGCGCGATCTGTAAGAGCGAAACTACCAAGGGCACCGGTTGGCACGTTGACCATTGTCACGAAACGAAACGTGTCCGCAGCGTCCTTTGCAGTTCCTGCAATTTGATGATCGGCCACGCTAAAGAGAACTCCCAAACCCTTTTATCCGCCGTGGAATACCTCAGATGATCAAATTTCTACCCGTTGCCCTGGCGGCCGTCCTGTTGGCAGGATGCGCGAGTCTACCGACGCCGAAGCCAGAACCGATTGCCGCACCTGTGGTCTATCACAAGGTGGTGGCGAAGCCTGTCGTGAAAACTGCCCCGGCCCCCGTGGCTGTCGCGCCGGTTGAGGCGCAAAAGCAGACTTTCCGCCAGCGTTGGCTTTCCAAGTTCTTCCAGCATCGCAACACGCCGTGAACGAAGTCGCTCCGTGGGCCGCTCTGGCCGTCGCATTGATCGTGCCTTTCATGGGCGTCGTTGGCTTTTGGATGAAGATATCGTCGCGCCTCACCCTGGCCGAAGCGACCGCTGAAAAAGCGGAAGACGCCGCCAAGGAAGCCAACGAGAAGTCCACGCTGCTGTCGGCCGCGTTCGGCCTGTATCGCGAACAGATCGCCCGCGACTATATCCACCGCGAGGTAATGCGCGAAGTAGAAGACCGTCTGACCCAGGCCATTGAGCGCCTTGGCGACCGTCTGGACCGCGTTTTGGGGCTAGTCACGAAAGCGTGATCTTACAAATTAACCTTTAGCTTGACCTTCTCTCAGTTCTCT